AAAGAGGAAGACCATCAAAAAATAAGAAAACCACCACACCAGAATCAGAACCAATCGCCAATATGTTGGCCTTTTTTAAAGGACCTTCCACCAAGTCAACAGAACCGCCTAAAGATAATGTGGTTGCCCAACAAAATTTAGAATCAACATCAGTCAAAGGTGAAAAACAATTAAAAACATTACAATCTTTGATTAAAACAACATCAAACTTCCAAAGGGCAGATATTTATGAACAATATTTGGCTTGTACCGATCCACATCATGTTTCTGCAGTTGAATATAATAAGCAAGATGATTTTTGTTTTGATTGTGGAGAATTTCGAGAACTTATGCCAACAGAAGCTCTCTTAGTTTGTCCAAAGTGTGGTGATGAAGTTCAAGCAGTGATGGAATCTGATAAACCTTCATATAGAGATCCGCCTCATGAAAATATGTATTTTGCTTATAAACGCATTAATCACTTTAAAGAACAGTTATCTCATTTCCAAGCCAAAGAAACAACAAAAATTCCTCAAGAAGTTTATGATATTATTCTGGTTGAATTTAAAAAGGAAAAGAAAACCAATTTGGCTGCTCTCACAAGAGCCAGAGTAAAAAGATATCTACAAAAATATACTCATCTCGGATATAATAAATATTATGAAAATATCAACCAAATTATTTGTCACTTAAATGGCATGCAACCATTATCAATGCCACCAGAAGTTGAGGAACAACTATGTAATATGTTCCAAAAAATACAAGAACCATTTGAACGACATTGTCCTCCAGATCGTACAAATTTTTTATCTTATTCATATGTCATTCACAAATTTTGTCAACTCCTTGGATATCATGAATATTTGCCATATTTCAATTTACTTAAATCAAAGGATAAATTACATCAACAAGATAAAATTTGGAAAAAGATATGCACAGATCTTGGATGGAAATATTATTCATCTTCACATTAAAATAATTAATATAAAAATTTTGAATATTTAATTATTAATTTTTATGAAATTTTTAAATAAAATGTCAACAGAAGAAAACACGCCGTTAAAAATACGCATACCGATATGTATTGACGATGGAAAAATTGTTCTCTCAGATGAAACTTTTAATACGTGGTCTAATGCTCTTTCATTTCTCCAAAAAAATACATATGAGAGAAAACGACCCTCAAAAACATTTAATGATAAGAAAAATTCATCAAAAGTTTTTAATTAAAATCTTCGATTTATTATGATTAAATCTATAATTATAATAGATTTAATTATAATCTCATTTTATTTATTGAATTAAAGGTGTTAGGAAGCTTAGATGCCCATTGGAGGAGGGACACCAGGTAGAGTTGCGCCTCCTGGTCCTATAGGAATACCTGGGAATCCGACTATTGATGCACCGATACCAAAACCGGCACCTTGTCTTGAAGCGACACCAACTGCTGGGGCATAAAGATCAAGAATGGCGAAAACTGCAGCAGCTGTTAATGCAATCATAACGATTTCTTGTAAATTCATCTTCTTACGTGGAATAAAATAAGCAGCGACGGCAACGGCTCCACCTTCGACGACATATTTAATTGCTCTTGCCAAGATTTCTTGAAGATTGAGACCAGAACTACGTTGTTGTGGCATTGGCTGTCTTTGTGGTAACTGATCCATTGTATTTGTATATATATAATTCTATAAAAATATTTTTTTGAGGAACTGTGAATTATCTCATTTAATTCATCAATACTTAATTATTTTCCAAATAATTCGTTTTATTTCCATTAAAAATTTTCACTTGATTATTTGCTGAACTATTAATTTTTAATGCAATCATTGACTTAATTTTTTGGGAAAATTATTTGAAAATGCTTATTTGATTTCTATAAAATATTTAAAAAAATACTGGCAATTATAGTATATCATCATAAATATGGCCAATACTACTAATGGTAAAACAACTGATTATTTAAAAGTCGATCCACCTTTAGTGATTGATTGTAAAAAACCTCAAATGAGACAAAATTGGGCAGTTGTTTCATTTATTTCACCCGAAGATCGAATCAAACAAAGATTTCTATATGAAGCTAACAAATTCTTATTTCATGATGTAAATAAACAAATAGTTGACACTACAATCAATTTGGCTAAAGATATCAACACTGAATTCAATAAAATCCTTGAGAAGAAAATTAATTCTTATAAATCATCCAATGAACTTTCATATAGAGCAGCCGCGGATATTCTTGATCACGCTCGTCAAGAACTTCAATTAAACGAAGATGATCAAGTTAATAAAACCCTTAGAAAATATCGTATTGACCAACAAGAACTCGTTGATCGTTTTGAGGTCTATAAGATGCAAAATAACAAGGAGATTGAAGCTGATTTTAATAAAGAATTCACTGATGAAACCAGCGTTCGTGGATTCAAGATTAGAGGAGCGTTTGAAGATTTGGCTGATGCTCAAGAAAGAGCGAAAAAAGCACGTAATGAATTTGAACCTGCTGTTCACTCATTTGCTGTACCAGTTGGATATTGGTGCCCCTGGGATCCCAATGCAGATGCTGTTCAAGATCAAGATTACATGTTACCTGAACTGAACGATCTTATGGGTAAATATCAAAGAAATGTTGAACAAAGAAATGAATTTTATGAAAAGAGAAAACAAATGATGATGGATGGTACTAATAATTCTAAAGATAAACAACTTAAGGAACGTTTGAGACAAAGATTGGCCGATAAACAAACGCAAAGACTAACAAATCAAATGAAGGAAGTGGCTACATCAAAAGAAAAATCAGAACCACAACAATCAACAGAAAACAATCAACAAAAAAACAAAAACAGAAAAAAGAAAAAGAATACAAACGTCCCATCTCAAATCAATAACAACAACCAACAGAAACAAAAATCAAACGACAATAATATCACTGTTTCACAAGATAGAACCAATAAAACATTGACTTTCAATATACCCAAATAAATATTTTTTCAACAAAATAATACAGTTATAAATCTATTTACTTTTAATATATTTATAACTCCATTTTTACATGAAAGGTATAGTTATTTTACTATTATTCGTCGGTATTGTTTCTATTATAGTTGGATACGTTAATCAACTCAAACAATGCCCTCCACCCAAAGTCGAATATAGATATATTCCACGTTCATTTGACGATGAACAAAATGATCCAGTCAAAGTTTCTCAATTATTTAGAAATATGTTTGAAGAACCCACACCATGGTTGGCAGGATATCGTTTGGGATACATCAGACCTAATATTTACAAGATTAATAGATTTAATATTTCACAAGTTTAAGTCAATTAACTGTTGGAATTTCCAAACAACTAATTATTTTCTTCTGATATTTACTATCAGATAATTCATATATATGATTATTCCAACTTTGAATATCGTATTCATCCAAAAAATGGTTGGGACAATTTTTATTTTCTAATGTCTGATTTATTAAATAGTTAACCCCTTGTAAATAACTATTTTGTAAATTGTTTGCCAAGATTTTTGCCAAACGTGTTCCCTGAGGATCGACGATTCTTTCTTTGTTTTCATTCAGGTATTCTAATTTTTTACGGTTTTTGTCAAGATATTTAATCGGAAATTCACTCGGATTATCACTTGAGAAATAAATTTTTTCCAATAGTTTACAATCACCATTAAGACTTGATAATGCACAATCTTTGATAAAACATAAAGCCTTATCATAATCACCCCATTGTTCAGTTAACATATTAAGATAATTCTGATTACCACCCACACATAATATTTGTAGTATTTGATTGTTGTGATTGTGAATAACGCGCGGTTCTGATTTTAATTTTTCAAAGTTTTCCAAATGTTTTTGATCATTTTTTTCCATTTCTTCAATTCTCTTCTTTAACAATGAAATCTCTTCCTCTAACTTCGTTGTTTCTGATTGTTGATTAGGTTGTAATTTAATCATATCGCTGGGAAGATCTTTCATTTTACAATATTTTTCTAAATGCCTCTTCATACTATCTGATCGACTGAATTTTTGTCCGCATTGAGGACAAACATGTTCTTTTTTTGAAACACCGCAAGGCAGTTCTACAATTTCATTTTCAATAGAATCCAATGAAGTTTCCTCATTATTTAATAGTGTCTTGAAATTTTTTTTGGTTAATCGGGAATTTTCCGGGAAAGTCGGGGATTTTACGGGAATAAATCGGGAATTTTCCGGGAATGTCGGTAATTTTACGGGAATAATTCGGGAATTTTCCGGCAGATTTGTGTGGATTTGTGTGGAATTCCACAATTTTGTGTGGATTTGTGTGGATGATGTGGAGACTGTGTGTGGATGTTCAAGATTATCATTTTGCTCTACGCAGGGTTTTTTTCTTTTATATAGATGAAAATCAAGCATTTGTTTACTACTTAAGTAGATATTACATCGTGGACATTGAAATTTCTTATTCATAATCACTGACTAAATATAATAATTATATAGTAAATTTTTTATACACATAGGTGTGATTCAATAATTTATTTTGAATAATTTATTGGAAAGCACATCTTTTAATAAATTTAATAAATTATTAAATTCATCTTGTATGATTTAACAATTTATTAAATTATTAAGAAATTATTATGGCAAAATTATTAAAAAATAAGTCATTTAATAATTTTGCCATATCATTTAACAAAAAAAAATGTCATTTTTAATGATAATATCTAATTTTAACGTTTAATTTTATTAATTTAACAATTTTATTGAATGATTTTTGTTATTTTTTTGTGATAATTAGCATATTATTTTATGATTTTTGTTAAATTTCTTTGATAATTATTTGGATTATGATCTGCATAATCCATAAATTATTTTTAATACATATAATTATGATAATTTGCATTATGATTATATAAATAAATTTTATTTATATTCGATTAGCTAGTTCATATGGTCATCATAACAAACGATTGAAAAAATATATCAATGATTATTATGATTTTATGATTCATATAATTATAATGATTAAATGTGATTCATGATTCATGAAATCATAATCATAAATATCAGTTTGCGATTTAAATAATTATGAATCATAAAATCACAACATAATCGTAAATTAATTTAATAATTTTATGTGGTGAACACCAAGTATAGATTAAAATTAGATGGGCGATTTTACGTCATAAAACATAATTATTTATACGTTATATATGACCATACATAGTGATAAAATTATTTTAATAAAAATACGCCTGAATTTTATGATAAAAACGTAAATTTTTAAAATTTTATTGATTTTTTAAAAATTTTTTTTTTCGACAAAATGATTGTTTTTTTGCCCGCCCGAAAATTCACGAAAAATATTTACATCCAAAATTTTTAAACATAAAAGTATATTAATCAATACTTTGTATAAAATTCATGATTTCATAAGAGTTGCCAACAATTTTCAAAAATTACAACATGTCATTTTTTCAAACATTTTATAAACTTTGATTATTAAAATTATCTGATATTAGATTATATTAATGTCAATTACAGAGGTAGTTCGTAATTATATATACATTAGCGATTATCATATTGCAAATAATTCAGAAATATTAAATTGGATTGGGATTACTCATATAATCAATTGTGCCAAAGAAATACCCGATTATCATAATGATAAGTTCACTTATTTAAATCTCGGTTTATTGGACACCGATGATGATATTTTAAAATGTAAATCGGATGTCGTAACTTTTATTGATTCTATCAAAAATGGAAAATTATTAGTTCATTGCGCTGCTGGTATATCAAGATCACCAGCTATTGTTATTATGTATTTAATGACCAAATTAAATTTATGCTATTCTCATGCACATTCTTATATCAAAGAAAAACGATCATTTATAAATCCCAATCATAATTATGTTAAACAATTGACTAATTCACAAACCAATTGTTCTCAATGCAAATAAATTCATTAAATAATTATTCAATGAATTTATTATTGCAAATAAAATTTAAGACAGTTGTTTGACATTAAAATTTATCTGATTTCTTCTTCCTGTTAATCGACTATAATCAACTTCTTCTTCTTCATCATCTTTAAGCTGTCCTTTTTCTTTTCCTGCGAGATATTTATCATTATTCTTCCAAAAAACGGGGTAACATAATCTAAAAGTCTCCCAATCAGGTTTATTACTAATATCTGCCCGATACCAGAAAACTTGGTCTTCTAACTTATCACTTGTTGATGAATTATCAATGACCAAACAACCATAATTTCTTGTGCAATGTTTCAATACAGCTCGGAACATTTCAAAACTGGGAAACATACCTGCATAATGCTCATAGAGACGTTTTTGATTCGTTAATTTGGGTTCTTTGCAAATAAATATATAATCAACATTCGTTCTTAAATTTGGAGTAATACCCAAAGGATATTGCATTGTTAATATAAATGTGATTTGTGCATGTCGCCCATTCATAAAAATCCATTTGATATTTTTATCTCTGACCCAATCATTACTATCTGCCAAACAATCATCCAAAATGACGAAAGCTCGAGGATCAACTCCTTTATAGCGTGGATCTAAGCGACAATTTCGACAAATATCTTTTTGTCTTCTCAGGACTTGTTCGACTAATTCAGGAGTATATTCATCATGAATAAATATTGATGGTATGTGTGGTTTATAAGTAAAATTATAATCATCTGTGGGTGAAATAACGGTTCCCAAAGGAAAATCTTGATGATGATAAAGATAATCAAGAACAAGAACAGATTTACCTGTATTTCTTTTTCCAATAAAAACTAATATTTTATTATCACCAATCCATTTCATATTAAATTTTTTTAAACGCACGTTGACGATATCATTCAATGGTTCTTTCTTTTTACGAGGCATTTAGATATACTTTAACATGGCTTTATAAATTTTTAAATCAAACGTAAATACTCTCTATCAAAGTTTATTAAATGAACATTGATAGGAATTAAAAAGGAGCTTCTCCACCTAACATTTCTTCACCAATTTCTTGCACAAATGCTGTTTGTCCACCAACAATCTTCTTTGTTACTTCACCTCCACTTTGAATAACATCTTTAATACTTTTATTAGGAGATAGCCATGTCAATATATAAATAACTGCGAATGTGATGACGTTTGTCATTATAATTGTTTTGGCGTATGTTGTTCTTGTTTTTGGCTTATCAAATAAACGACTATCAAGATAAAGAATGAGTGCTGTTGCGACAGAAACACCCAAAAAAATAAATATATTTGACCACATTGTTTAGATTATACTATATTACGTTAAAATAAAAAAGCGATATAAACGTGTATATTTGAAATTATTTCGAATTATAATATGATGACATCAATCCATCTAAAGCAATGCCTGTTGCTCTTCTTTTTTGATTCACTGGCGCTTTTTGTGATACATTATTCATTCTCACTGAACTCTGTGGTGTTTTTTGAATGGTCCTTTGGGGTGTTTTTTGGGGAGTCCTTTGAGGTGTTCTTTGAGGTGTCGCATTGATTTTAACTGATGCATGTGATTGAGTTATCTTATTCATAGGTTTGGGATTTTCAGTTAATTTCGATGTAATAGGAACTGTGAAAGGTTCCATTTGCTGAATTTCCCTCTTATTTTTGACTGATCCAAGTTGCGGAGTTGGTTGTTTATTCGTTTGTTGACGAGAATTTGTTTGCTGTTGTTTAAGTTGCTCCATAAGGGAATTAATTGTGTTAGTTTTAACTGCAAAACCACTTCTGTTTGATGGGACTTCACTGGGCATAATCGATTTAGTTTTAATAGATGACGAATTTTTCCCTTTTTCAATTGATTGAATATATTGTTTAAATTGGTTAAACGATTGTCTTTCTTCTTCAGTCATAGATGTGTCTGTTTCTGGATTTTTGACGTTTTTCGCAGATTGATCCAATTCAGAAAAATGACTTTGGGTGGCTTCTGTTAAACTTTCTTCATCATCTTTCAAATAATTGTCATCAGGATTCATTTTTTCAGGGGATTGATCATTTTCCACATTTTTATCACCTCCTATCTGCGGTTTTAGCTGGATATTTTCTATATCTTGTTCTTCATCACTATCATCAATTTCATATTTATTGTCTTCATCTTCTTCATCTGTTGATATTTCATATAAAGCTTCATCGGGATTTTTGTCGTCTATGTCATTCTCTTCTTCATTAACTATGTTTCCGCCCTTTTGATCTATTGATGTAACAATTTTTTCATCATTTATTTCATCTGTATTTATGTTTTCTTCTTCGTCGTCAATCTCATAAGTTCGTTCTTCATCTTCGATACCTTCATCATCTTCATAAATCCCTTCCTCATTTTCTACATCTTCTTCATTGATCTCATATTTTCCTTCCTCATTTTCTACATCTTCCTCATTTTCTACATCTTCCTCATTTTCTACATCTTCCTCATTTTCTACATCCTCTTCATTAATTTCATATTTTCCTTTTTCATTTTCTACATCTTCTTCATTTTCTACATCTTCTTCATCATCTATATCATAGATTCCTCCCTCTTCCTCATCTTCATTATTTATTTCATCAATTCCTTCTTCATTTTCGAATCCTCCGCCTTCACTGGTCATAACTTTTTCATCTTCTTCATCATCGATTTTTGTTGCATCGAGAAGTGCTTTAATATCCATTTTATCATTGATGTTTGATTTGACGGGAATCTCTTTTATGATTTCAGAATTTTGTTGATCAACGTTCGATCCTATTTGTTCATCTGCCATTTGTGTTTGTTTGTGTTCGATCGCTTTTGTTTCTTGTTTAGTTATGATTGGAGTGGGTTTTTGTTGACTGACTTTTGTTTCTTGTTTATTGATTATTGGAGTGGGTTTTTGTTCAATGACTTTTGTTTCTTGCTTATTCATCATCGGAGTGGATGTTTGTTGAATGACTTTTGTTTCTTGTTTATTCACCATTGGAGTGGGTTTTTGTTCAGGAATATTTTCTTCATCACTATCATCAATTTCATATTCATAATCATCTTCATCTTCATCTTCATCATATTCATTTTCGCTACTCTCAATATTCTCATCAATAAGTTTTTCTTCATCTTCTTCTGTTATCTTAGTTATTTTCTCATTACCTGCTGTTTGTGATTTGGGTTGTGTATTTTCCATATCTTTATTCTCGACATTTTCATCTTCTTCATCTTCAACACCTTCATCTTCAACACCTTCATCTTCGATACCTTCATCTTCGACATTTTCAGCGTTTTCGTCTTCAATATTTTCACCCTCTTCATTTTCGATGTCTTCATCATTTTCATCTTCTGATTTATCATGTTGTTCGTCTTCAATCTGAGATTTATCATCATTATCATCCATTATAATATTAAATTTAGCATCATCTGGGATTTTTTGACCACGCTTTGTTTTGGTGGCGCCTTTTTCTGCACTAATTTTAATATCCATAACTTCAGGTTCTTTATCATCGCTTGGTTTAAGTGGTTGTGGAGGAGGCAAAAGAGTTTTTGGATCAACTTTGAGTTTAATGACGGGTTTGGGTTTTATTTGAGTCTCACTTGTGGTTACTGGTTGTTGTCCAGTTCCTTGTTGGGAGGCGTCATTTGCGGGTTTGGGGTTTTGGGGGTTCTCTGTTTGTTTAACAGGTGATTTTGATTTGGATGATTTTTTACTAGCTTCATCGGAATGTTGTTTAGATGTGGTAGTTTTGGAGGAAACATCTTTGGCAGATTCTTCTTGATCAGGTAATTGAGGAAATTCTGCGATGTTATTAACATCATCTGGTGTTGGCTTATTCGAACTTGTTTTTTGGACTTCTTTGGCAGCCATAGTTTTTTGTAATTTTGAAAGATTTTCACTGTTTAATTTTTTGGCTTGTATGGTTGCTTTCTTGGCCATATCGTCAACAAATGATGCATCAATTGTCATATTCATCAATGCTTCAAGATTATTTTTTTGTTGCGAAGATGATTTGTCTGATTTAGTTGTTGGTTTTGGGGGTTCTTCTTGATGTATACTTTGATTGATATATTTATTATAAAGAGTATTCAGAGGGATAAGATCACGTATGGTTTTGATGATCCCTTTTGATATTTTTTGATTAATGAATTCTCGATTTTGAGCTTGTTGTTCAGTTGTATACTTATGAGAGAATAAATGAGCACTTGTATAGATTTCTCTAGCGGCATTAATATAACACTGATGGATGAAATTTATATTCGTGGGAATTTCCAGATCTTCCAGATTGATTTTAACATTGAAATCAAGTCCTTGAGCTATAAGATTGAGTTTTGCGTGGCATATAAATAGACTTTCTATTAATTTAGTTAATTCAGATTCATCACAACCTCCTTCATTAATGAGATAAGTATAATCACTTTTGAGGATATTTGCAGGTAAAACAGGAATTCTATTCAAAGAAATCTGGAACATTTTGATAGGTTCATTTTTGTTGAGATCAGCAGCTTGTTTATACATGTTTTTCAATCCGTTGTATATATGTGGACCTAAAAGATCATTCATTTTATCAGTTGATACAGTTTTAGCTTCAACAAGAATATGTTCAGCCATAAGTGATTCCTTCTATAGATAATTTTTATCAAATAAATTTTAAGTAATCAACGTAATATCATATTAATTATCTATATTTAGCATTAAATATAGATAATTATTTATTTATATAATTCAATCATATTTTTGATAACAGTTAATTGCGCTTTTTGTTCTGTTAATTTTTTTCTTTTATCTGCTATTGCCGGTGATTCTTCAATTAATTTACTGATTGTTGTTGACTTAATTATTTTCTCAAACAAAATATCGTTGATATCATTTTCAATCAAAGAAATAAAATGATACATAATTTCTTTTGGAACGCGATCCATTAAATTGCGCTTAACAGTCTCAAAGTAACTATTAATCAATGATCTTATAATATTATTGTCAATTTTGTTGGGTTTAACGTTTTGATATAACTTGTGTAAATCATCCAAAAATTTGTGATCATCGGTCCATATATAATTTTCTTCTATTTTGATGAGATTTTTAATTTGTTGAGAACAAGATTCCTGTCTGACTCTCAATATTCCATTAATGATTTCTTTTTTAATTGTTGCTGTTAAATTGGGAAATCGAGTAATTCCTGGTTTTTTTATGATTTCATCAATTAATTTGATACTTAATTGATTAATTTTTTCGAGGCATTGCAATGATGGAGAACAAAATATGTTTATAGGCCCATCAGATATATGTGAAGTTCCTTTATTTTGTGGTGTTTTCTTTAAACAATATTCGAGAACTTCAATTGAAGGCAGTGATAACATGTGATTACCGTCACAATTAGTCATAGCTTCAGCAATCAATTCATCAGTAAAATTATATATCATTTTTCCAATTGTTTGTCTAAATTCAATGAAAATATCTTTGATATGACGACCATAATTAAGGGCATTACCGCGATCTTCTAAAGCACTAATGAATTCGCGTCTGAAGGTATCTATCAAAGTGTGAACAAGTGTTGACTGATTGATTTCTTTTTCTGGAATATATGATCCAATTTCTTGTAAAGATCGATTAACAGTCGTTTCTAATAGATAAATTTCATTTAATATGTCAGGTAATGCATTTTTAATATGTTCAGTTAAAATTTGTGTGAGATTATTTATTAAACTCGTTATTCCCAAACGATTAGTATTCAACATACGTGAATAAATTGGATGAGATTTAAAATAGTTTTGTTCAAGATCGCAAATTTGTTTGGGAGATAATGATTGGTCTTTTTGTTCCGGACCTTTGTTTTTGATCGCATAATATCCATAATTAAGTTGAAGCGATTTTGATATATTATAATTATTCAAATAGTCACTAATATCTGTTCCATTGTTCATGAGATCGATTTTGGTGATAACACCAATTGTTCTCATCCCGTTGGGATCATATTCTTTAACGAGATCAAAAGCTTGATCAACTTCAAGATCACTTCGAGCACCCATAACCAATAAAATGATAGATCGTTCTGATTTAATATATGATCCAATCATTTTTTTGAGTTGATCTTTGATATCAGATGGTTGTCCTTTATCAATACATGCAACTGATGTGAGTCCTGGTAAATCAATCATACTTAAATTGGGCAAATATGAAGCATAAATTTTCAATATAATTGGATTATGACTAATTCCTTGTCCTTGTCCTGCTTTTTTAATTGTCATTTGTTCAATTTCTTCCCTGATGGCCGTGATACTTGGATTTTGATCTGTTGCATTAATTATATCAATCTTTTTAGAAACTTTCCATAAACCATCGATATATTCTCCAAATTCAGCACAATTTTTATCAGAATTGATGAGTTGTAAATTGAGTGGCGTTCGAGTAACCATTGTTTTTCCAGTTGGTAAAATATCCATTTCTATTATACGGTTTAAAAGTGAGCTTTTACCTGAACTTTGTAATCCGACAACGACCAATTGAGGAGGATCCATATTAATTTTTTTATCTGACAATATACCTGTTAAATGATTACCAATTTGCAATAAATCAGATTTAGCCAAAGTTCGTAAATTCATTACATTATTGATATTATTACTGCCGAACATTGAGTATATATTTTGTAGATATTCAGCCATTTTATTGTATATATATATCAAATATAATGTAATTTTTATATGATTTCACTGATAAAATTTGAAGATGATAAATTTATAATAAAGGTTCTTTGATTACAGATGACGAGTTATTTAGAAACATTGTCAATTTCGAATCGAGATGAGTTACTTCGAACATTGAGTCTTTATTTAGATTCTAACGAGGCTGATAGTTCCCATATCATTTACATTTATGGTACTGGTGCTAATGGTAAAACATCTTTCATCAAAGCACTTATGGCTGCTTATCCAAGAAAATTATGGGTTTTCCCATATAATTTTCTTCACAATTACGAGACCCTTTCAGAGTCTCACAAAAAAATAGCCAATAAATGCCTGACTGATCCTTCTCATCCTATTATCGTTTTTTCGGAAATTGATGAAAATGATCATATTGCTGTCAATGAGCGAGTTAAAAATATTGCTCAATTAATTACACAGTTTGAAAAAAATGGAATAGATGTTGATAATGAAAAGAAGAAATTAACAAAATGCTTTATTTTTGTTTCCAATATACCATTAAATAATAATGGTGATTCAAATAAAATCTTGTGTTGTCATTTTAAAAATACATTTACAAGTAATAGTGAGTTTATTATTAATGAAGCAATTACAAATGAAATTAAAAATAAAATGAATGAAATCAAAATAAGTCAATAAAATAAAAAAAAATGATTGAGTCCAATTTTCATAATTCTATTAATACTAACAGAATTATGGAAGTTTTTTTTATCAGTGGTCACATAAACTTGACACAGGGCGAATTTGATATTCATTATAAGCCAGCGATTGATGATTCGTTGAAGAAAAATGGTCGATATGTTTTGGGAAATGCGGCTGGTGCTGACACTATGGCGTTGGATTATCTATTGAAAAAAGGAGTTGATCCTCACAATATAACTATTTACTTTTATGATAAATACAAACGCGACTTAACTAAGAAGTATACAGATAGAGGAATTCAAGTTCAAATGGGTTTTACTAGTTATACTAATAGAGATGCTAAAATGACAGAGGATTCAACAATTGATATTTTGTGGGTGAGACCCAGAGATGAAGCTATCAAATTACTAGGTTCCGAATATAAAGAAGGTCATATGACTGGAACAGAAAGAAATTTTCTTCGTCGCCAAAACAAAAAATAAATCAAACTTTATGCCCATGAATGTAAACTTTGTGTCAATGGATTTTGATTGAACGCGGTCAAAATGGATGGATCAAAATAGGAATTATAAGGTGGCAAATTGTTCTTATAACTGGTGAGTTCGCATGGTGACATAGGTTTTCTTGAATTTGGATAAGTTGGGGCAGGCATTGCACTATATTGATTGAGGCGATCTTGGTCAAGTTTTTTAATGTTAATGTTAGTATTTTCCTTCATTTTTCCACTTAATTTGACATTGCTCAATGTTGGATAACGACCTTCTGAAATAACTTCTTTGTTATAATTTTGTCTCATATTATAAGCAGAATCATAGAGTTGTTGATTTGCAGGAGCATCAGCTTGACCTGCACCACCTGTGTAATACCAATCACTGTAAAATTGTCTTTGTGTATTTTTGACATCAAGTGGAGCCGTTTCATAACCTGTACCATTTTGAAGGTACTGTGCTTGTGCTGGCATGAGATAATCACTTTGTTCGGTTGTTTCACGATGTGTTGTTCTGGCAAAATCAAAAGGATCATAAGCAATTTGTTTGGTTTTTTGAGGATTACTGACGACACCAACGTATTCTGTTTCTTCAGTTGTTTCACGATGTGTTGTTCGAGCAACATCATTAGGATCATAAGCAATTTGCTTTGTTTTTTGTGGATGACTGACTGCACCCATATGATCAGTTTGTTCTGTTGTTTCTCTGTGTGTTGTTCTGGCAATATCATCGGGATCATAGACTATTTGCTTCGTTTTCTGCGAATGTCCAACAGCGCCTACATAGTTAGTCTCACTCATTTGTCTATGAGTTGTTCTTGCCACGTCATTAGGATTATAAACTTTGCCTCTTTTGCCTTCACCCGTTTGAATATGACCTTGATGTGTATTCATTTCAGTCGTTTCACGAATTGTTGTTTTAGTTTGATCATTAGGGTTATAGGTTTTTCCTTTCTTGTGTCCTGAATTCATATTTCCTTGATGGGTATTGCTTTCCGTTGTTTCACGAACAGTTGTTCTGGCTTGATCGTTAGGATTATAAGCAATTCCTTTGACATTGCCACCTACTTGTAATTGACCATTATGTGAGTTATTTTCAGTCGTTTCTCTCATAGTTGTACGTGTTTGATCTTCAGGATTATAAGCAGTACCTTTATTGTGACCACTATTCATTTGTCCCTGATGAGTGTTATTTTCTGTTGTTTCTCTGATAGTTGTTCGTGTTTGATCAAGTGGATTATATGCACGTCCTTTCAAATGACCACTATTCATTTGTCCTTGATGAGTATTATTTTCCGTTGTTTCTCTCATGGTTGTTCGTGTTTGGTCACGTGGATTATATGCGCGTCCCTTCAAATGACCACTATTCATTTGGCCTTGATAAGTATTCGTTTCAGTCGTTTCACGGATGGTTGTTCTTGTTTGATCAACAGGATTGTAAGCACGACCTTTATGATGACCGGTATTCATTTGCCCTTGATGACTATTATTTTCAGTCGTTTCACGCATGGTTGTTCGTGTTTGATCTTCAGGATTATAAGCCATTCCTTTGACATTTCCACCCATTTGCAATTGACCATTATGTGAATTATTTTCAGTTGTTTCACGCATAGTTGTTTTGGGTTGATCATTTTGATTATAAACAGGGCCTTTCTGATATCCAGATTGCATTTGTCCTTGATATGTATTGGTTTCGGTTGTTTCTCTAGTAGTTGTTCGTGTTTGATCAAAAGGATCATACGCTGGACCTTTAATTGATCCTGTTTGTAATTGT